CTGTTTCAATCCACTCCTGCTGTGCTGGCTGCTCTGCCAGTGCTTCTCGCAGGGCTGCTTGAGCCAACTTGGCTACTGGGAATGGCATTGCCTCATCAATCTGTTTCAACGCCTCCAGCGCCAGCTTCATTGCTTCTTTGCTCATTCGACCCCCTTGATGTAGGCCGTCAGGCGCTTGATCTGCGCCTCGCGGAACTTGACCATCGAGTCGGCGTACTCGCGGCTGGTCTGCGCCTCCAGCAGCTTGCGCTTGGCGTCCTCCAGCTCACGCAGTGCCAACGCCTCGGCGCTAGGGGTGGCCCACAGTTTCTTCAGTTCTTCAATCATTTCACGGCTCCTTTTAGTATTTCTGCGCGTTCTCTCGCGGCGCGCAGCGTGGTGTAGCGCTGGTGCAGACGCGCCAGTACGCTGGATCGCTTGCCGTTCTGACGTTCGTCATTAAGCAAGTCGAGGACTTGTTGCTCAGTCATTGCGCTGAGTTGATCGTTGAGGCGTCGCCAGGTATACATCGATTTTCCTTTCCAGTTCTAAGATTGTTTTGATCGTCCGCGCCATGCTTTTCTCTGCTGCGTTGTACTGGCGCTTCTTGTGGTTCAGGTCGGACCGCGCTGCTTTGAGCTTGGCCCGCAGGAAATCTACTCGTTTCATTTCAGACTCTCCAATGCAATGTCAGACACGGCGCGCTTGTCGTGTAGCGCGCCCCAGATTTTCTCGTCCACGCTGTCCTTGGCCATTAAGATGTACACCCACACATCACTCGTCTGACCTGAGCGGTGCAAACGACCAACGGTCTGTTCGTACAACTCCAGACTCCACGGCAAAGACAGAAACACCATGTGACACCCGCCGTGCTGGAGGTTGAGTCCATGCCCTGCTGATTTGGGGTGGATAGCGAACAGCTCGATCTCGCCTCGGTTCCATCGTTCGATGGCGCTGTCATCATCGAGTGTGACAAGCCGTTTAAACCGTCGCTTAAGCTCGGCCAGTTCTTCTTGGTAGTTGTAGACGATGAGTGTGTTTGCATGTTGGTTTTCCGATATGAGGTCTTCAAGCGCGTCGAACTTGTGCGCGCTGAACCACACAGATGTCTGCTTGCCTTGGGCGTCTAGCGTATACACAAACCCGCTGGCCATCTGCTGGAGTTTTTGCGTCACCACAGCCGCGTTCTGAGCAATGGCCATCGCATCCGGCAGTTGCGCCACGAAGTCTTTCTTCATCTCCTCGTAGGGCTTGCGGTCGTCCATGTCCACGCGCAGCTCCACAGCGTGGCAGGGCGGCAGCTTGTCCTTGTACTCGCCTGGCTCCAGCACAAACGTGGTGGGCTTGATCTTCTTCATGACCAACTCCAACGCACCGGGGCGCGGCGTCCAGTCATCAAAGCCTGCGTAGTTGTTCAAGATGAAGTGTTGCTGCATGAACGCGCCTTTGCTGCGGCCCAAGAGCGACTGGTCGATGATCTTGCACTGACCGAACACGTCTTCTAAGCCGTTGCTGGTGAACGAGCCGGTCAGACCCCAGCGCACCTTGATCGGGTCCATGACCTTGAGCAGCGCCTTGAAGCGTGTGCCGGACGGGTTCTTGAGCTTGGTCAGCTCGTCGAACACGATGGCGTCAATGTGCGCCAGGTTCTGCTCGGCCAGCCACTGGATGTTGTCGTAGTTGCTGACGATGATCCGAGCGCCGCTGTTCAGTGCAGCTTTACGCTGTGCAGGCGTGCCCACCGCTACTGCGATGGACGCCAGCGGTGCCCACTTGGGCTGCTCCACTGGCCACACGTCTGTACAGACGCGCTTGGGTGCCAGCACAAGGAAGCGCTTGGTGTGCTCGTCGCGCAGCATCTCCCACATGGCCGTCAGCGTGATGGCGGTCTTGCCCGCACCCACAGGCGCGAGGATCATCGCCCGGTCGTGCTCGTACAAGAAGTCAGCCGCTGTCTCTTGGTAGTCACGCAGTTTCACGGCGGCTTTCCAATTCAATCAGCAGCTCGATGTAGTGCTTGGCCTTCTCAAGATCAGCGATGCCGTTCTTTTTGCGCCAGCGACTGACGTACTTGACGACGTTGCCTTCCATGTAACCCATCGCGTTGGCGTGGATGAACTCTACTGGTTGGATCGGCAGGTCTTTGTAATGACTGCCCGCGACTTGCTTGTCCAGCGCGTTAGCTTCCATATTGATTGGTAATGAACTCATCGATCTGCTCCTTGTTCCATAGACACGCATACTTTTGATTCATCCGCGTCATGTCGGACGCGAACACCATCTGAAGGGGTGACAGTCTGCCGCCCTTAGTCTTCAGCTCTACGAACCACGTCTGCCCGTTGGGCAAACACACGATCCGGTCAGCAACGCCGCGATGCGCGGGGCTGGTGAACTTGTACGCCATGCCGCCGAGCGCCTTGATGCGCTTGACGAGGTAGGCTTCAATTTGTTTTTCTAGCATTTGCAAATCATACACGAAAAAATATGTTGTGCAAAAGTTTTTTACATGCTATGATGAAGCCTCAACAACTACTGGAGAGTACTCATGGAAATTTCTAACACAGTGAAATACAAGGTTAAATTTTTTGTCTCTTACCATGAAGCGGAAGAGGGCGGGATGAGCTATGAAACTTTTGGGGAGGAAGTTGATAGTTTGAACGAAGCGTTACGAATTCTTGATACCGCGCTTGACACTCGCCCTAAGTGCGATTGGAAAATTGAATGCGCTGTAACTCGAATTGTTGAATAAGGATAATCAAATGAAGATAGAGTTCACCCGCGCCGAGATCGAGAAAATCATCTTGGACCACATCAAAAACGAGATTGCGCCGTACGTGACGTTTACATGTAACCCGGACAATGACTGGAATTTGCCAGTCATCATTACTGTGGAGGCAGAAGAATGATGCACAGTAATATCGTTGGCGGCTCGACCGCCAAACGCGTCATCGCCTGTCCCGGTTCTGTGGCTTTGGTGCAGAAGATGCCGCCCAAGCCATCCAGCGAACACGCAGATCGCGGCACCATGCTGCACGACGTGATCGCTGAAATCCTTGGCAAGGACTTGCCGTGGGATCAGTTCATCGGTACGGTCTACGAAGGCCAAGTGCTGACGCAAGAGCTGTTCGATGAAAAGATTGCCGTGGCCCTTGAGCTGCTGGACGAAGTTGACCCTGACAAACGAATGGAGTACGAAGTTGAAACACGCGTTGGATTTGGTGATCTCTTACCTGGCGTCTTCGGTAGCACGGATTTGGTTGGTCGTGTGGGCGATCGTGCTGTTGTTCTGGATTGGAAGTTCGGCGACGGTGTGGTGGTTGATGCAGTAGAGAATGACCAGCTCATGTTCTACGCAGCCGCTTGCATGCGCACCGAGTCCGCGCAGTGGGCGTTTGCTGGCGCAACTGAAGTTGAGCTGATCATCGTGCAGCCACCCATGATCAAGCGCTGGGTGACGACCAAGGAACGCATCAAGCAGTTTGAGCGTGATCTGGTGCAGGCCGTAAAACAAGCTCAGTCGCCTGACGCTAAATTGCAACATGGCGATCACTGCCGCTGGTGCGCGGCCAAGCCCGTATGCCCACGCATGACTGGCGCGGTTGATCGCGCCCTGCAAGTTCAACTGAAAGAAATAGACGTTGACATGCTCGGCAAATACCTGAAGAATGCAGACCTCTTGGAAGACTGGATCAAAGACTTGCGCGGCTTGGCCATGCAACTCTTGGAGAAGTCGTTGCCAGTGCCAGGGTATAAACTTGTACCCAAGCAAGCGCGACGTCAGTGGTCTGACGAAACCAAAGCGCTGGCTGCGCTGCACGAGATGGGCGTCCCCCGTGTCGAGCTGCTCAAGCCAGAAGAATTACTCAGCCCTGCTCAAGCAGAGAAGGTGCTGAAAAAGCGCAAGATGGCGCTGCCCGACGATCTCGTCGTGTCAGTGTCGTCAGGCACTACGATGGCCCCGGAGAGCGATCCCCGGCCAGCCGTCGTACAAATCGGGCAGCAACTCGTTGCTGCTCTCTCTAAACTGCAATAAGGAAACTGTAATGTCCTCTCTCGTAACTTTCTCTCAAGCCAATCTCCCCGCCGTCAGCACACTGACAACCGCCCTGCGCAAGCTGGACGCCGAAGTCGGCCCAACTGGTGTTGCCATCCTCAAGATGGACAAGACCGGCCACTGGGTCTTCGGCGCTGACCAGACTGAAGTGGAAGACGACTCCACTTGGGCCATCAATCCTTTCTCGTTTGTTCACGGCTTCATTGCTTGGGGCGACGGTGAAGTGTTGGGCGAGAAGATGGTGTCTGTGGCCGAGCCATTGCCTGACGTTGACGCTGCCCCTGGCGGCGCTAAGAACGGCTGGCAAAAGCAAGTCGGCTTGTCCCTCAAGTGCACCAACGGTGAAGACGAAGGCTTGGAGTGCCGCTACGCTACGACCTCGGTCGGTGGTGTGCGTTCAGTCCAGACCTTGGCCGTCACCATTGCCACGCAAGTGGACAAAGACCCCACCAAGCCTGTCGCTATTGTGCGTCTGAAGAAAGACCACTATCAGCACAAGTCCTACGGCAAAATCTACACCCCGGTGTTTGAAGTTGTCGAGTGGGTCAGCATGGACGGCAGCAAAGAAGAAGCGCCTGCTGCTGCGCCAGCCGCTGAAGAAGCGCCTGCTACTGGCCGTCGTCGTCGCGCGGCCTAATTGAGAATTGGATCGGCGTGCTTGCCTACTGAGGCGGCAAGCTAAGTGAGGAGCTGTGGGACAGCACGTCGAAAGACGGAAATGAGGAACTAACAGCGCCGATCCACCTTTTTATGAAAAAATTATGGCTTGACTTTGAGACGCGCAGCCGCTGCGATCTCAAGAACAAAGGCGTTTACAACTACGCGCAGGACATGAGCACCGAGGTGTTGTGCATGTCCTACGCCTTCGACGATGATGAAGTCGTCACATGGGTGCCCGGTGCATCGGGCGGAATGACCGCCCAACCGTTTCCCGATGCTGTGCGCAACCACAAGGGCTTGATCTACGCCCACAACGCCGCCTTTGAGCGGCTCATTTTCTGGTACGTCTTGCAGATCAACTTCGAGCTGTCGCAGTTCTACTGCACCGCCGCGCAGGCGCGCTCCAACTGCGGGCCGGGTTCGCTTGAAGACGTGGGTCGCTTTGCTGGCGCGTCCATGAAGAAAGACCACCGGGGCAGTCAACTGATCCGGCTGCTGTCGCTCCCGCAGGCCGATGGCAAGTTCCGCGAGGACGTTGCTTTGATGGCCGAGATGGTCAAGTACTGTGAGCAGGACGTGCGCGCCATGCGTGCCGTCAGCCAGGCCATGCGCCCGATGTCAGATGATGAACTGGCCGACTACCACGTCAACGAGCGCATCAACGACCGTGGCCTACTGATCGATGTGCCGCTGTGCGACGCTGCGATCAAGTACGCAAGCGACGAGCTGGGCGAGATCGAGCAGATCGTGCGCGAGGTCACCGAGGGCGCGATCACCAGCGTGCGCAGCCCCAAGATGCGCCAGTGGGTGCTTGACCGCGTTGGTCCCGAGGCCAAGAAGCTGATGCTCACCATCAAAAACGACGTTGAGAAATATTCGATTGACAAGACCGTGCGGGCCAACTTGCTTGCAATGGAGAACCCCGATGAAGTTCCGTCCGATGTGGCCGAAGTTATACAGTGCGCCGATGACCTCTGGGCGTCGTCGGTTGCGAAGTTCAGCCGCCTTAGCTCGCTTGCGGACGAAGAAGACCAACGCGTTAGAGGTGCCTTCGTTTTTGCTGGAGGCAGTGCAACGGGGAGAGCTTCGTCCTACGGTGCTCAAGTCCATAATCTCCCGCGCAAGTGCGCGAAAGACCCGGACGCCGTCCGCACAGCAATGGTTCGAGGCCATGCAGTGGTGCCTAAGTATGGGGCCAGGATCACAGACGTCCTGAAGGGTATGCTGCGCCCGTCCATCGTGGCCGCGCCGGGTAACGTCCTGATCGCCTACGATTGGTCGGCCATCGAGGGCCGCGTTCACCCGTGGCTGTCCAACTGCAAGTCAGGCGATGAGAAGCTGGACATCTTCCGCTCTGGCCGTGACCCTTACGTCGTCAACGCTGCGGCCACCTTCCGCTTGTCCTACGAGGAAGTGCTGGCCAAGCACGTGGCGGGCGAGTCAGAGATGCGTCAGATTGGCAAGGTGCAAGAGCTGGCGCTGGGCTTCTTAGGTGGCCCCGGTGCCTTTGAGACATTCGGTCGCATCTACGGCGTGCGCCTGTCTGCGTCTGAGGTGCAGCGGGCCGTGGACGGCTGGCGCAGGGCCAACCCGTGGGCTATGCACCACGGCCAAGCGCTGGAGCAGGCGTACCTGAGAGCGATGCGAAATCCGGGCCATGAGTTTGCAGCCGGACGCATTGTGTACTTGTTCGACAAGCAGACCCTCTGGTATGCTTTGCCCTCTGGCCGGGTGCTGTGCTACCCCAATGCAAAGTTTGACGATGAAGGCAACGTGACGTACACCAAAGCAGCATGGAAGCCCGCAGCAGACGCCAAGGAGTGGCCGCGCGCCCGTCTGTGGCGTGGCTTGGCTTGCGAGAACGTGGTGCAGGCCACCGCGCACGATCTGCTACGCTGGGCGCTGCGTCAACTGCCTGACGCCATCGGCCATGTGCATGACGAGATCATCGTCGAGTGCAAGGCCGAGGACGCCGATCAGGTCGCCCGATACACCCATGAGATCATGTGCACTGCCCCCGCTTGGGCGCAGGGCTTGCCTCTGGCTGCTGAAGGCACCGTGACAACCCGATATTCGTAAAAAAGAAAGCCCCGGCGGGTTAGGCCGGGGCTAAAGTTCCAACTAAAGGAGAAACCCGTGAAAGATTTCATCGAACATCTTACCAGACTCGCCCCAGAAGGTGAAACATTTTTGTGCGTGCGCCAGAAGCCGTCGCTCAGAGAGGGCCAGTATCAGTACCATGAAGACGGCGCGATCAAGGCGACGTGGCCAGCGTACATGCCCAGCCACCGCCGCAAGGACGATCAGGCTTGGTACGGCAACACCGCCTCGTTTGTCATCGACCGCTTCAAGGACGGTCACCCATCGGCCAGCGCGGCCAACTGCGAGTATGTGCTGGTCATGGTGCTGGATGACGTTGGCGACCCCGACAAGGCACCCAACGTGCCCCCGGTCGAGCCGACGTGGAAGATAGAGACTAGCGCCGGGTCGTTTCAGTGGGGCTATGTGTTCAGCGAACAGCCCACCAAGGATGAATTTTCAGCTGCGATCGTGGCAATGGCCGAGGCGGGCTACACCGACCGAGGCGCGATCAACCCCGTGCGTAACTTCCGCCTCCCCGGCTCGATCAACTTGAAGCCTGGCCGCAACAACTTTGCGTCTGTCCTGACCGAGTTCCACCCCGACCGAGATTTTACCCTCGAGCAGCTCTGCACCGCGTTCGGTGTCGTCCCCGCCCCTGTGGAGTCGTCCAGCAGCCTGCGCCCGATTCGCTTGGCCGACATCGGCACCGATGACGTGCTGGTCTGGTTGTCCGAGAACGGTAAGCTCTTGTCGCTGCCCAACCGTGAGGGCTGGGCTGGTGTCGTTTGCCCCAACTCCGACAGCCACAGCGATGGCAACCCCGAGGGCCGCTACCTGCCCACCACCCGGTCGTTTTGCTGCTACCACGGCCACTGCGGCGAGATCGACTCTCGCGCGTTCTTGTCGTGGGTGGCCGAGCAGGGTGGCCCGTCGCACACCCCCGGCCTGCGTGACGAGCTGCTGGCCATGACGATGGAGTCGGCGCTGAGTAAACTCACTCCCACCGAGGCGTTCCCCGACGCTGCTGCGGCTGTCATCGCTGAGATCGAGCGCAAAGAGCTGGGCCGCGTTGAAAAAGACGGCTGGTGGGAGCGCTTTGCGTACATCCAAAACGACGATTCATACTTTGACTTGGCCGACCGCCGCGAGATCATGCGCGGTACGTTTAACGCGCTCTTTCGTCACATTTCCTGCAAGTCGATCCACAATGGCCGCAAGATCGAGGCGTCCGCATCGTTTGACGAGCACCGCCAGGCCAAGGGCGCGCGGTCGCTGGTCGGCGTGACCTACGCCCCCGGCGAAGATATCCTCTGCGCCCGTGAGGGCCTGGTCTACGGTAACCGCTGGCGCGACGCGCGCCCCCAGGTGTCCGGCGACGCTGACGTGTCCATGTGGCTGGCGCATGTCGAGCGCATGCTACCGGACCCGCTCGAGCGCGATCATGTTTTGAACGTGATGGCCTACAAACTCCAACACCCCGAGCGCAAGATTAACCACGCCGTCCTGCATGGTGGCAACCCCGGCAGCGGCAAAGACACCCTCTGGGCACCGTTCTTCTGGGCCATCGGCGGTGAGTCGCTGGCCAACGTCAAGAAACTCGACAATAAGGACCTGTCCACCGCGTGGGGCTACCACCTTGAATGCGAGGTCCTGATCATTAACGAGCTGCGCCAGCCCGAGGCGTCCGACCGCCGCGCGCTTGAAAACAGCCTAAAGCCCGTCATCGCTGCGCCCCCCGAGTATCTGACCATCCAGCGCAAGGGCCTGGCCCCCTACGAGTCCGTCAACCGCTTGCAGGTCGTCGCGTTCTCCAATGAGCGCATGGCCATCACCATCCCCTCCAACGATCGCCGGTGGTTCGTCATCTGGTCCGATGCCAATTGCATGGATACCGCCGCGTCTGGCCGCATCTGGGCCTGGTACAAGGCGGGCGGGCTGGCTGCTGTCTCCGCATGGCTGCACCAGCGCGACGTGTCCGCGTTCAATCCTGGCGCTGCGCCCCCTATGACCGAAGCCAAGGCCATCATGGTCCAGACTGGCATGTCCGGCGCTGAATCGTTCCTGATGGAATTGATGCGTGAACGCGTGGGTGAGTTTGCCCCTGGCGTGATGGGCGGACCGTGGCAGGGCGTGTGTGACCGTCTGACCGGCATGGCCCCGCCAGGTATGAAAATACCCGTGGCCGCGCTCTTGCATGCGTTCCGTGAGGCTGGCTGGGTCGATATGGGGCTTTTGAAGTCACGCACGCACACCAGCAAAAAGCATATCTACTGCGCCCCCGATATGATCAACCGGTCAAAATCTGATCTCCGCGACGCGGTCCCCGATAGCGTGGTCAGGTCCCCGGCCCCCATGCTTAAAATGGTGAAATGAAAAAAGGCCCCTTTATGGGGCCTTTTTTACAGGTTTAGTAGGACTGCAAGCAGCGCGGCCACCAAGGCCGCCAGCGCGGTCATGTGGCCCGCCTGACGATGGCCAGCGCTTCACTGGCCGCGCCCGCTGCCTGGCGCGCGTTCATTGGTCCCTCTTGAATGGCCACCAGCGCGGCGGTGGCCTGGCCAAGCGCGTATTGCAGCGATTCAATGCGTGCAAATAGCTTGGCCGCGTTTTCGAAGCCCTCCGCGTAGCATATGCGTTCGGCTTCGCTGGCGGGCATTCTCATAAAGTCAAAGTCCATTTTGATTCTCCAAGTATTGGGCAACGGTCCGCCCGGTTAAAAAAGCATGTTCGGCGCTTGGCATGTCGACCGGCGCGTTATATGTAGCGTCGGCTAAGTCCGCCAGCCACTGCCAAAATTCTTTGACCCTCATAACAGCGCCTCCGGCACGCTGGCGCGTATTTCCGACGGGGTCCAGGGCATGGGGTCATTTTGGAATGGCCAGATTACAAAATCTTGAAGGTCCGCGGCCATTGTGGAATAAGGACCGGTTTTGAATAGTGCGCGGTATTGGAAATAGATTTCCATCAGTTGGACCGGGCGCCCTTTATGGTGGCCGCATGTGCCAGGGCGTGGCCAGTCCGCGCGCGTCGGGTATCGGTCCGGGCGCGGGTCATGCTTGTAACCGGGTATCGGTGATTCGGTCATGCTGCCACCTTTAAACGAATCACACGCTTTTGGTGGCCGGTGGCATGGTCCGCGATAACCACGTCGCGCGCTTGTATGCTTGTACCGGCGCAAAGCGTGCATTTGGCGCATGTGGACCGACGGCCACCTTTGGCGCTGGCCGGGCAAATGGTTTCGCCTGGCTGTTGGTCGACGCCCACGCTAACCCGAAAAACACGCAAGCCCAAAAGGTTAGCGCGCGCGGCCTGGTCGATTGTGTCAGCGCTGGCCATGACAAGTGGACCCCATGCGACCGGGTCAAATTTTGGGTTTTGCCATTGATGCGTGTAACCGCGACGGCCAAGCGCAAAACGGGTAATTTGATTCCACATGCGGACCGGTGCAGCGAACGGGTCCCCATAGGTGCCAAGCCTTACAATTTTGCCCGCCAGGGCGCGCGCGATTGTGGCCGGGTCCGCTTTTGTATATCGCCCGCGCTTGTATGCGTTGAAAACCGATAACACGGACCGACCCACATTGACATAACATGGCGCTTCGCCGGTTTCGCTGGCCAGTAGTGGCCGGTGCACACAATCGCCGCAAATGCTTTCATCCTGGCCACTTTTCAGCGCGTCGACCGGCGAAACGTCGGACCGGATGATAAAAGTTTGCACAATCGCGCCGGTCTTGGCATTTTCGGACCCGTCGATTTTGTTCACAATGACCACAATGGGCGCGCCGTCGATTTCCGACGGGCCTTCATATGCGATAAAGCCTAAAAATTTGTTTGTCATGTTCAAGCCCTCAAAAGTTGGTTAACGCCAGCGACAAGTGAATCCAAATCTTTAGCGAACCGGTTAGGCCCGCCGGTAAAGTCTTTCATATGCGCGGCTGTTCGGTACAAATACCCGCCACCCAACACTTCAGTGTTGACGTAAACGATAGCGTCGCCGCGTGCGATAAAGCCAGAACAGCCGCGTTTGTCGCCGTTAACGCTTATGTTTTTGAGCGCTACCGTGTGAACAGATGAAAACCGGTTTTTAAGTTTGGTTGCAAGAATTAGCATGTTGAGCCCCTTATTTTGTAAGAACGTCAAAGTAGGCCAGCGCGCCGATTAGCAGCGCGGCAGCGATCGCAAGCGCGGTAAGAACATCAAGAATTTTGGATTTCATACAGTACTTTCACGGGTTGGTTGTTGATGTACCGATTGTAAAGGATTCTTTTGCATTGTCAACGGTCACACGCAAAAGAATCTGTAACAGTTTGTAACAGCGTGATTTGTGGGTGAATGTGGGTTAGGCGTGGGTTATTTTTAGCGTGCACATGACCCACGCACGAAGCCGTGTGGAATGTGGCTTTGCTGCATTGTGGGTTATTGTGGGTTATGGATATCTTCATCCTAGAATTCATCAAAGTATTACAAGGGCGCGTGTAATACGTTCGCAGCGCCGCGATTTAAAAGTGCCTCCACAATGACCCACATGACCCACAAATCGCGCCCGATGCACTTTGCTCAATTTGTGTGAGTCATTGTGAGTTATGCGTTTGTCATGACTCACAATGACTCACAAATCAGCCTGGCGCATGGCTTTATACAGTGGTGTATATGCGTACAGTAGCTGCTGCTTGCGTGAGCTGACTGCTGTGTGCTGACTCACCTTGACCCACAAAATAAAAAGCTCGGGGGAGGGGGTGGGTAGGGCCGGTGCACAGGGCCAACGAAAACGTAGGGTTCACGAACAATTTTTATTTTTTCATTGCACCCAGCGCAAAACAATTTGCTACACCAAACAATGTCGATACAATCACGCCACTTGCCACAGGCATGGAGAACCAATGTTCAAATCGCTACCGCTGACCATCCGAAAAATTCAAGCCACTGAGGCACGCCTCAACCGCATCTACGATGCCGCCAAGCTCGGCCTCAAAGGCGACACGCTGGCGTTGGCCGCAGGGATGCGCCCCGAAGAATTTAGGCAGTTGTGCGAACTGGACCCGATGGCGCAACTGGCCGCACAAAAGGGCAAAGCAGACGGTGAGCAAGAGATGTCCACTGTTCTGCACACCGCAGCGCGTGAAGGCGACGCTAAAGCCGCGCTGGAAATCTTGAAGCACTCCCACGACTGGGTGGCCAAGCAGCAGGTGCAGGTCGAGGTCAACCAGCAGATCAGCATCTTGGGCGCACTGGCCGAAGCCGAGCGCAGAGCAGCCAACGTCGTAGACGTCACGGATGTCATTGCACACACGCCCACTAAGCCGCTGACCGCGCGACTGGCACCCCACAAGCAGGCGGCCCAATAATGCAAACCACCATCTATTCGGCTGAAGACGAACAGGAGCTGATGGCCAGGCTCTGGGCACCACAGTACAAGGACAACCCGCTGGCGTTCGTGATGCTGGTGTTCCCGTGGAGCGTCAAGGGCACGCCGCTGGAGCACTTCACTGGCCCGCGCAAATGGCAGCGCGAGGTCTTACAGCAGATCGGTGAGCACATCAAACAGAACAAGGGGCAGGTGGACTTCAACACCCTGCGCCACGCCGTAAGTAGCGGACGCGGTATCGGCAAGTCGGCGTTGGTCAGTTGGATTGTGATCTGGATGTTGTCCACCAGGATCGGCTCGACAACCATCGTGTCGGCCAACTCAGAGTCACAGCTCCGGTCAATCACATGGGCCGAGATCACCAAGTGGCTGGCAATGTCGCTCAACAGCCACTGGTTCGAGGTCAGCGCCACGCGGCTGATGCCAGCCAAATGGCTGACCGAGCTGGTCGAGCGCGACCTGAAGAAGGGCACGCGTTACTGGGGCGTTGAGGGCAGACTGTGGTCGGAGGAGAACCCGGACGCGTACGCAGGGGTGCACAACTTCGACGGGGTGATGGTGATCTTTGACGAGGCCAGTGGTATTGCGGACGCCATCTGGGCGGTGACGGCTGGCTTCTTTACTGAGAACACGCCCAACCGCTTTTGGCTGGCGTTTAGCAACCCACGGCGCAACAGCGGGTATTTTTACGAGACATTCCACAGCAAGCGCGAGTTCTGGCGCACCAAGGTGGTGGACGCCCGCACGGTCGAGGGCACAGACAAGCAGGTCTATCAGCAGATCATTGACGAGTACGGGGCAGACTCCTCACAAGCGCACGTTGAGGTGTACGGTGAGTTTCCGAACGCGGGCGACGACCAGTTCATCTCCAGCATGGTGGTGGACGACGCCATGAAGCGGCCACTGTACAAAGACCCGACAGCGCCAATAGTGATCGGCGTGGACCCGGCGCGGTTCGGGGCCGACGCTACGGTGTTGGCGATCAGGCAAGGGCGGGACATCGTGCGCATCATCCGGCACCGAGGCGACGACACCATGACGGTGGTCGGACACGTAATCGAGGCAATCGAAGAGTTCAAGCCCGCGATGGTGTTTATCGACGAAGGTGGCCTGGGGGCGGGTATTGTGGACCGACTCAAAGAGCAGAGGTACAAGATTAAGGGTGTCAACTTCGGCTGGAAGTCTAAGAACCCAGCGATGTACGGCAACATGCGGGCGCAAATATGGGGCGACATGCGCGAGTGGCTGAAGTCGGCCAGCATCCCCAACGACAGGTTCTTGAAAACCGACCTGATCTCGCCTATGATGAAGCCGGACTCCAAAGGTTCGATCTTCTTGGAGTCGAAAAAGGACATGAAAGCGCGAGGGCTGGCATCACCCGACGCTGCCGACGCCATCGCGCTGACGTTCTCGTACCCTGTCGCAAGCCGGGGTGAGTACAATAGACCTGAACGCCGCATCGTGCAAGATCGCGGCATGGTGTCAACTGGATGGATGGGGAGCTGATCATGCCGCTCGTTAAATCAAAATCTGCCGAGGCGTTTCGCAAGAACGTAAAAGCCGAAGTGCAAGCTGGCAAACCCGTCAAACAAGCCGTTGCTATCGCCTACTCAGTCAAGCGCGAAGCCGCTAAACCAGCATCAAAAGGTAAAAAATGAGTCTTCGTGCAATGCAGAACTGCTTGATCATCAAGCGTGACGTTGAAAA